CTTAACACCCCGAAAGAGACATATTGCTCTAGCGAAGTATGGTTAGGTTATTCTTCCATAACCATAATCATGCCTTGTTTAAGGGTCTCGACTTCATCCTCGAAAAGGGTGATATCGGAATTCTCAAGAACTTCTAGAGTTTCTAGAAGCAATGATGATTTCTTCAGTTCACGCCTTCTCTTCAGATCTCCAAAAGGATCTCCAGGGTCGGTTATGAACTCCACAGGCATAAGGTCTAGTGTACTGAGATCTTCGATTTCAGCACACGAAAGTCTAAAAGCGGCTTTAATGAAAGCTGTTTCTAGATCTCTTTTAGTAAATAAAAGAGCCTCATGAGTGGGGGTGTGTTCAGTTTCCGCGCTGCCCTCAAGTGGAATCGGTTCGAGTGTTTGCTCAAAAGCAACCACATCGTACGACTCTACTTGCTTACACAGATTCCTCAAACGAATTAATGTGAGCACTTTGTGCACATATTCTTTCGTGTAAGGAGTCCAACGATTAGGAATTGCGTTACCCATATTTATATGGGGCGCAAACCCATTCATTGGATTCTGTATAAGAACAACAGCTTTTAATAAACTCTTTTCTTTAGGGAAAAGAGTCCTTAAAAGCAGCGGAAGGGCTTGGGGGTTTGTGATGATTTCTCGAAAATTTAACTCCTCCATTACCTGATTAATAAGTAACGGATTAGAGAAAGTCTTCAAGAAGCCTGGAGTAATCGGAGTCAATTGTATACCATTATGGTACAATTGCTTCGCTACTCTAGCAGCCGAATGATTACTTTCAGCTGACACGGTCACGGTCTTATCTAGGTTAACTTTGACTCCTAAAAGGGTCATTGTTTCTAAATATTTCCGTGCCATGGCCTCATCAGTGATTATTACATCATCACCAATCATTTTATATTTGTACTTAACGCCTCTTTGGCGTTTAGAACAATACTCTATGACTAGGTGATGAGCAATAGCGAAAAGGGGCCATGATGATAGGGCTCCCATAGGTTGCCCTACACCATAGTTTACCTTTTCGCCCGACCACGACACCGTAAATGTTCTCTCCGCAAGGAGTGACCATAACGGTGCAGCTTTCTTTTCAGGCAAAAGGTTACCTAACAGTACCTTTTGTATCTGAGAAGGAAACCTGTCCGTGGCGGCCGTGAGATCAAAACAAGCTATAAAAGATTTCTCTTTTGTAGATTGCTTAGCATATTTCCCAATATTTCTATGGGAATATGTTCCATCAGACTCTAGACTTTTCAAAATGTCCATAAGGGCATTATGTAAAGGCCGTAAGGCACGTTGTGACCAATAATCAATGATCGCAATCGTTCTAGTCTTTCCAGATTTCTCAGGAAACTGAGCTAATCTTGAATGAATACCTCCGTCATTTCTGACGAATGTATGGTCTGGTGGGGTCTCATCGATTTGTACTGAACTCGCTTCCTGTAAAGGAAGCCAAAGTTCAGATGTAATAATTG